TTTATTTTCCTTTTTGCTTGTTGATATATTTTGTTTTTCTTGCTTCCAACCTAAATCTAAAAAATTATCAAGTTGAGTTTCATTAATAGTTATTTCATTCCCATCTTTATATAATTTAATATCTTTAGCCATAAGTCCTTTTATTCGCTTTCTTCTTCTTCGTCAATATCTTCATCATCTAAATCTTCATCAAAATCTTCTTCTTCATCAATATTATCATCTTCTTCTTGATCTCTTAATTCTGCAAGTAAATCTTTTATTTCCTCACACATTAAAGATTCTTTATCGTGCAATTTTTCTACACTATCTATCTTTTTTTCTATTTTATCAATTATTTTATCTTTGTTCATATTATCTCCTATGGTGTTCCAGCTTGGAACTCGTAAGTACACCTAATAGTCATTCTAATACCACCTATCGGAAACAATGTACCCTCGTCTGTTTCTACAGATATAACTTCTGTATCAAGTGCGTTACCATTTCTTGTAATATCAGATTCTAGGGCAGTTTCAATAGCAGTAATTAACTCATTTCTTTTCGTATCAATATTAACTTCTGCACCTTTAACAAAGCCTAATACAAGAAAATCAATAGTTCCAATCCTTGTTTTTGCACCTGATCCTAATTCTTGATCTTCTCTTGTTTCTTCAGATGTTTGTACTATTACTGCTGGATATTGTTTATCTGATAACTCATCTAATTCAAAAGGTTGTCTTGTAGCTTTAATAATATCAGGACTTGAAATAGCTGATATAACTGACAATAAATTAGCTGCTATGTTTTCTCTTACACTCATATTCTAAACTTTTTTAATTCTTTTGCTACAAATCGGTTGAACTGCTTACTTATAATCTTTTCTGTTCTATTATTAAAGCCAAAAAATTCTCTTTTAGGTTCATTTAATACTTGGTTAAATAATGCTCTCTGACGCATTTGTGCATTTGTAAATCCTAATGATACTTTGTGTTTTCCTGTTTTTTTACTTGTTAAACTACCTAACATTCTACCAGTATAAAATAAATCTACTTTAATTGATTTACCCTCTCTATTTAGTTTTTTTAAATAACCATCAGAATAAGGTGCAAATAAACTATCTCTAAAATTAATACCTTTTTTAGTTTTAGTTCTAATAATATCTATTAATTGGAATCCTGCTTGTTTTATACCTTTGTCAATTATTCTAGGTAATACAGATTGAAACTTTTTTAATTTTTTAGATACTTGTTTTGAATTAGATTTAACCTTTAAATCAACAGCCATTATCTATTCAATCGTCTATATCCATGTAAAGGTTCTCTTTCATTTGATACGATTGACCCATCTGCTGTTGAATCATACTCTACACCATCTTCTAGTATTGATCTAAATTCTCTATTATATTCTGACATATAATATTCTCCCATTCTTTCAAATCTATCTTTTTCTGTCTCAGGTCTAAACTTTGTTAGTGCTGGTAAATAGAATCTGCCAAGAAATAAATATACACCAGCTCTTTCAAACTGATCTAAATTAACTTTTGTGTTTTCCATCTCAACAGTATTTAAAACTGTAATATCTGTATAAACATTTGTTTTGTAAGTTGGAAACCACTCTATTCTTAATTGTCTTAAAATATCATTTGTAGTTTGTGCTAGAAAATTAGTTGTTTCTGTAGCGGTTGTAGATATACCAAAATCAAAAGCATCAGGTTGATACTTTAAAACATCTGAAGTTGTTATTACATTTGCTCCTGTAAAATTAGCCATGACACTTACCTATGAACCAATCTACTAACTTCTTAATCTTTTTTCTTAGTTTTTTTAACATTCTTTTTTCTCTTTGGTTTTAATTGCACAACCTTATCAGTAATGTCTTTTAAAGTCGCCTTTTTAATTTCTTTTTTCACTTCATCAAGAGGAACAAAACCTCTCATTTCAAAATGTTTTACATTTGCTTCAAATTGAATTTTTGATCTTACAATGGTTTTTTTTCCATTAGTTAGTTTTATCATTTCTTCCATAAATTCTCCTATTAAGTATCAGGGCAATTTCTTGCCCTGATAAACTTATTATTATGCGTCTTGTATTGATGAGTCTGCTTCAACTTCACAACCATAAGAGTCATGTAATTCGCCAACTCCATAAACTGCTGTTGCAACAATTTCATCTGCTCTAAGAGAAGCATCTCTTTGAGTTTCGATTTTTAAATCTTGCATCATAGCTAGACCTAATGCGTCTGAATGGAATACTGCACCTTTGTAATCTCCAGTTGTTCCTGGATTATTACCAGATGAGTCTGCCATATTTGACGTTTCATAAACACTAACACCAGCTATTTGACCAGCAAAACCAGTTCTCAATGCTTCATTACCAACACCTGCATTTGGGTTAGCAAAAGTGTTTGATAAACCAGATTTTAAATCAAAAGCTATATTTGGGTGTAATATACAAGCAAGATTATCACTTGGTACACCAGTTGCTCTTAATTTAGCGACTGCATTAAAGATCAATCCTGCTGACATAACTGTTGTAGCTGAACCAACTGTGTTTGAAAAACCACCGAATAGTGCAGTTAAGTCTGTGTCTATTTTTTTTGCAATTGACTCACCAAATAATCTACCAATATCTGCCGCTACATTTCTTGGAGCTGCATTTCTTCCTAGATCAGTTAGAGTTGTCATAATTCCATTCTCAGAACAAGTAATTGTTACTGAAGATGGGTTGATTGCTGTGTTAGATAAATCAGATGCTTCCGATACTGCTGCTGCACTTACTGCTGCATAGATTGGAACTTCTACTGATTTTCCGCCACCTGTTACTGCATAGTTTCTTACAAGTGGTCTCATAATTGATCTTTCACTTGCTACGAACAATGCTTCTGCCACTATCTCTGTGTATAGTTCCGATAGTGTAGAACTTGTGCTTTCGTTTGCCATTGTATTTGTCCTTTATTATTTATTGTTTAAGTTTATCTGAACAGGAGCAGAATCTCTTTTTTTGCGATACTCAGCATATTTTTGACGATCCTCTGCCTTGCTCATATCTAAGTCCTGAATATTAAATGGTTTTACAGTTTTACCCTCGATGCTACTGGTTGATCCTGTCCCAGCTAAAGACCCTTTTCGGAAATGTGGGTTCGCATCTAAAAACTCTTTTACACGATCTTCAATTGTAAGTAGTTCTCCCTTTGGGTTGTATCTTATGTTTTTATTATTATCAAGTATTTCTATTCGACCATCATCATTATAATTTACTTCGTTTTTTATTAATGACACTACTTGATCTGGTGCAATAGCATTATTCTTTGATGCTAAAGATAAGATAGAACTATCTACATTTATTGTTTTAACTTTACCTTTCCAATCAGCTAACTCTTTATCCTTTTCAGCTATTCTAGCTTTCATAAGATTTTCTAAGTCTGCTTTGGTTTTAGCTTCTTGTATTTGCTTTTCTTTGAC